AACAGCATTTACATCCTTTTGTAATTTAATCCTAACGGGATCAATTATCTTAAGTTCTTCTTTACTTACTCCAATGTCACCTAGTAAGTCTTTATCTCTAATAACGGATCTATATAAATCGTTTATCTCGTCTTCAGATATCCTACCGTCTTTAGTAGTTTCATAATCTCTTAACCCAGCTGGCATTACTAAGAATTTATTATAAACAATCTTACTCTCTTTTATAAATTTATATATAAGCTTTATCTTAATATCTCGCTTCTTAGAGTTAGTAGTTTTAAACTTAATTTTATCTATATGAGATAAGAAATATTCGTATCCTGTTTCACCATCTACATCAGGAACAAAGTCCTTTTCTTTAGTGTCAAATTTAACAAGAATTTTACCTTCCATGATTTTTAAATAAAGAGCAGACAAACTTGTTATGGTGTCAAATATTTTAGGATGTATTATATCGAATTTTATATCTATAAAACCGAATCTTATATTCCTGGCTTCACTACCTGAAACAGAGAAGAACTCCACTGAGTAGAGACCTTCTGGGTCAAATGAGTTACCTGTGCTATCTAAACTACTTAGAGATTTTACTTCTCCTAAATACTTTACATCTTCTTTCGTGGGTGATATTAAATCTAAATTAATCGCTGGCATGTATTTTCCTTGAATTTTATTTTTTATATGTATACATTATATAAAAGTTTAAAAATAACTATATTCAGAGGAAATAAGATGAGTACAGAATTTGATGATTTCGACGACATAGATATGGATCTAGATGGTGATTCCGGTTTTGAAGATGGCGTCGCTCCCTTAGGAGAGAAAAGAAGTCCAGTGGAAAGTGCTCTAATGGACGGTGCACGAGGTTTTAAAGACGGTTTCTTAGGAAATAGTGTACAAGAAGAAATAGGTCGTGTTGCGGGAGATATAGCCCCAGCTTTAGTAGGTTCTGATGTAGCGAGTGAAATATCTAATATCTCAGGCACTTTTACAGATGAATTAACTAAGACTACATCTGAAATGAAGAAACACGTTAGACCTATAGTTAGATCACTAAAGAAGATAGCACCAAAAACAGGTTTACTTGGTGAGATGTCAAATAAAGTTTTATCCTTATTTGACGACGGACAACAGAATACATATACCCAATCAGAAGAAAGTATATTGGATAGTAAAGTAGCTAATGCTATGAGTTCTATGTCTATGTTTAATAAAGATGAAGAAACACAAGCAGAAGAACTAGCAAAAGAAAGTATAAAATTTAAACAGATACAGGATCAAACATCTTTATCTCAAATCATAGCCACTAATACGGATATACTAGCTAAGTTCTCAAATTCTTATAGTATGGCTTATTATAAAAAATCCCTAGAACTACAACATAGACAGGTGTTTTTATCTGCCGATATTAAAAAGATCTTAGCGTCTGGATTCGATAGATTAGGCAAGGAAGCAGATTTAATAACTAAGAATACAGCTTTACCGGATTTTGTTAAATTAAGAACATCTGAAGAACTAGGAGAGCAACTAAGAAATAAAACAGTAGGTAAACTAGCTGATAAATTGTTTAATCAAAGTACTTGGTTAGATCATGCACAAACGAATATAAGAGGTAGATTTACCAACTTTAGAACTAGCGTCACTGATTCATTAGGAGAAGTTGCCGGCATAGTTGAGGAAGTGAGTGATGCCAGAGAAGCTGCTGCTGATATGGAAGAAGAAGGATTAGGTGGTCAACCATCTGGTCCAGGTGGAGCTGTTGGTGATGCAGCAGCTGGCTTCGTTAAAAACGGCTTAATAGAAAAAATGGCAAATATAATAGCTGGCAATAAATATACTAATAAGATTTTTAGAACAGCTCAAGAAGCATATGTTTCAATGCCAGAACTACTAACAGGTATCCAGTCAGAAAATAAAGATAATTTCGTGGGAACGTTAGCGGGTTTCTTCGGTGGACTCATTAAGGATCCTAATAAATTTACAGATTCCTCTATAGGTGAAGACGACTTAAACGATAACGTTATGTTTGATAAAAGAACACAAACAAGTATCGTTAAGGTTATACCTGGATTACTATCTAAAATATTAGCAGAAGTAACAAGTTTAAGAACTGGAGGAGAACCAGAAGAATTAAAGTACGATTACACCAAAGATTTATTTACTAAAAAGAAAGATTTTAAACAAACGTTTATGGCTAGTTTAAAGAAAGATGTTTATAGATCAGGAGTATCAGAACAACTAAAAACATTTATAGATGATTTATTAAAAAATAATCCAGATGTTACTATGTCTAAAGATGAGTTAGAAGAATTATCAAAAAATATATTTGCTTACCTAACTACAAATAAATCACTAACACCTATGGAGTTAGAAAATAATGGTTTTTATAAGTCCTTTAAGGAAGAAACTGTACCTAAAGTCAAACAATTATTTAATGGTACGTTGACTGATGATGAAGGTGTTTTAAATCTAGATAAAAATAAAGATATGGCTAGAGACCTCAGAATGTTAAGAGGTACTATAGATAACCCTAGAACTAAGATATTAGACTATAAAGACAATGGTAAAACAGAAGAACTTATAAATTTAGAAATATTGAAGTTTAACGACGATACTAATGAATATGATGTAGACCTACAGAAGTACTACGATTTGGTCGAGGAAGCTCTTCCAGATACCTTAACTAACGAATACTCTGCGTCAATGCGAAGTAAATATGGAGAAGTTAAGGACGCTGATGGAAACGATGTATCTGTAAGTGAATTGTTTGATGCTGGTAAGAAAGCAATAAAAAATATTGATAAAGAGAAAATAAAGAAAGACGCTGTAAAATTTAAAGATGATATGATTGGTAAAGCTAAAGCATTAGATAAGAAAATAGCTAAACTTACATTGAATGATTTAAAAGATCTAGGAATAGAAACTAAAGAGAATGCTTTTGATTATATAGCAAAATCTTATAAAGGAAATATTCCAGAAGAAGAGCGTAAAAAAATAGATCAAAAACTCGATAAACTTTATAAGAGCAAAGGTTACAATACTGTAAAAGATTCTATTAAAAATACGTATGATTATGTTAATGATTCTACATTGGATTCATTCATAACAGATGTAGCATCTACTAAAAAAGCTTTTTTTAGTAAAACTAAAAAAATTATAGCTAATGTAAAAAAATTAGACGTTAAGACTTTAAAAGAAAATGGATTAGATACAAAGGAAAAAACACTAGATTGGATAATATCTAAACATAACGATCTAGCTCCAGAAACTTTATTGGCTATTGAAAAGGAATTAGGTAAGTTATATAACTCGGATAAGGTGTTATCCGCTAGAAGTAAAATAGAATCTGTATTTAACAAAGACAATATTTTAGCATTTAAAGATGATTTAAAATCAGACGTTGGGTTAGCTAAAAGTGTTCTATCTAAAGTAAATATAAAAGAACTTAAAAACGCTGGATTAAAAACACCTGAGGATGCGTTAGATTATATAAAGGTGAAGATACCAGATTTAACACCAGAAGACGAAGAAAGAATTCTTAAATTTTTAACAAAGGGATATAGAGTATCTTCTACGGTGAGTGATAAAGCCAGTGAAATACAAGAAGAGTTAAAGAAACAAAGTGATAAATTTAAAGAAGACGAAGAAATAAAAGTTTCTGAGGAAGAAATAAAAAACGATACAGTAGAACAAGATAAAAACGAAGATTCAGAAGAACCAGGTATGTTTGAATCCGTTAAAAATAAATTTTTTAAGAAAGAGGATATAGAAGAACCAGAAGAAATAGTAGTAACATTTAATAAAAGTAATCTGTCCAAAGAAATAGGACCGGTCGAACAAGTTGATGTAGTTGTAGAAGAGGCTCCTGTTAAAAATTTCGATACATTTGATGTCGATGTAGTCGAACAAGAAGATGCTGAAGAAACAATCAACGATGAACAAATTAAGTTTGAACTATTAGACGATGAAGCTACAGAAAAAGAAAAAATAGCAGAAGTAGATCGTATACTAGCGGATATAAGGAAAAAGGACGTAGGTTTTCTTAAAGGTTTAGTAAATAGATTTTTTAGGAGTGAAGATGTTAAGAAGCCAGAAGAAGAATCGAAACCAGAAGAAGAGAAAGAGAGTGCGTTATCTGAGGAAGTAGAGAACGAAAATACAGAAGGTTTCTATACAAAGTTGTCTAAAAAGTTTTTTACATGGAAAGATAAAAAGGAATTAGCAGAAGATACTAGTGAGGTAGTTGGAGAAAAACTAGAAGAAGTCACTGATAAAATAATAGATAAGATCGATGAAAAACTCCCAGAAAAAGAAAAATATGGAGTATTTGATAGGGATAAAGACGGCGATAGAGATGGTAACGCTTTTGATATGTTGAAATTTTGGGAATCTAAAGACAATAAAGATAACGAAAATGAAAAACCACCTAAAAAGAGTAAATCTGGAAATCCTTTACTAGCTATGTTAGGTATTGGTTTCTTTGCTATTAAGAAACTATTGGGTAGTATATCCGGTGGAATCGGTGGAGTTTTAACAGTAGGTAAAACTATAACCGGAATTTTAGGTAGTATAGGATCAGGATTAGGTTTAAAAAATATAGCAAAACTTATAGCTAAACACGGATTTAAACTACCGTTTAAAATAATAGGTTCTATATGGGAGTCAGCAAAAGCTATTCCTACGGTTATAGCTGGTGCTGCTAAAGGTGCTTGGAATATCGGTAATGCGTTACTACATCCTATAGAAACACTAGGTAAAGCTGGAACTAAATTATTAGGGGCGGCTGATAAAATAATAGGTTTCTTTAAAAATCCTATTAAGTCAATAACAGCAGGACTAAAAGCTGGTAAAGGTGGAATAGGTAAACTATTTAGTAAAGGTCTAGCTAAGAAGATACCTGGAATAGGTTTATTAATGGGTATCGGTTTTGCTATTAACAGATTTAAAGATGGTGATTATATCGGCGGGGCTATAGATTTAGTTTCGGGACTACTTAGTACAATACCTGGATTAGGTACACTAGGTGCCATAGGTGCTGATATGGTTAATTTTTATAGAGATTCCAATAAAACAGACGAACCTATAGATAAAACTAGAGAAGCAGCTCCTGAAACATTTACAGCCGAAGATGGTCCAGATATCCCTGTTAATATTGCTCTTAAAGAAGTTATAGTATTCACAGAGGTGGCTAATCTACCAGAACATTACCAGATACCTATTAGAGAGTTCGATATAGAGATAGCTAAATTAAAAATGAAGATAGAAAATACAGCTAGTGACAATAGAAAAACTCTTTATTCACACCGCATTAAACAAGCAGAAGAGAAAAGAGAGAAACTATTAGCACAAGCTAAAAAAGATATGTCTTTAGAATCTAAAGAAGTTAGTGATGAAGTTAGAGCAGCTAATAAAGAGAAGAAAGAAAACATAGGAGAGTTTAGAAAACTAGCTACAGAATTTGGAAAGAAGTCTGTAGAAGTATCTAAAGAAAAAGATCCTATTAAGAAAGCTAAACTTAAAAAAGAGTTAGCTGTAATTAAAACTAACATGGATAAAGCTAGAGGAAAAATACCTAATAGTAAAACAGAAAAGGATAATAGTAAGAAATATAAAAGAACTATTCCTGAAGAAGCTATAGAAATAGAAAAACAAATAGTAGCTACTAAAGAAGTTATTAAAACTACTACTTCTAAAACAAAGAAAGAAGCAGCTACAGCAAGACTTAAGATGTTACTAGCTAAAAAAGAAGAACTTAAAAAGAAATCTACAAAGTTAACTGGTAAAAATATATCAAAAGCTACGGCGAAAGTAAACAATAAGATATCTGAAAAAACAAAAGCCATAGACGCTAATAAGAAAATTCTTATCGATACAGCAATTGAAGCAGGAGAGATATCTAAGAAACTTAAAGATATGCCAGCTGGAGAAGAGAAAGACACTCTAACAGGTAAATTAGAAGAAGTTAATAAGAGAGCAGATAAAGCTAGAAAAGCTATTAAGCAAGACACGGATGAAAAAACTAAACTAACAGCAGAAGCAGATAAGATTAAAAAGGAAATTCTTGCACCCACTAAAGAATTAACTAATGCTGTTTCTAAGGATAGCGGAGTTCTTAAAGGTCCTGCTAGTGCTATAGGTTTCATTGTTAGAACAGTAGAAACTAATAATAGATATAATATAGCGGGTGTTGTTAAAGGTGAATCATTCTTATCATTTGGTGCTTATCAGTTTACAGAGAAGAATGGTAACCTTAAGAAATTACTTAGTCTAATGTTAGGTATGAACCCTTCTTATAAAGAACAACTTAAAACTATATTAGGTAATATGAATTCTAAAGGATACTATACTAAAAGTAGATCTGATTTAAAAATGTTCCTAAAACAAATAGGTAACGACCCAGTGTCTAAGAAAGCTCAAGATATTATGTTCTATAAGAACTATTATAAGAAAGCGGAAAAGGTATTTAAGTCAAAAGGTCATAAGAACAACTTAGTACTATTACACTTAGTAGACGCAAACGTAAATGGAGGAATGGCTAGTGTCGCTAAACGTTTAGGAGATAAAGATACATTAGCAGATATAGAAACTGCTAGATTAGACTATTGGAAATCTCTAAAAGGTAAATGGGCTAAGTATGCTAAAGGCTGGACTAACAGATTAAATAGAGTATCTAAGTTAGGTAAGAAGTATATTAAAGGTGACCTAGGAGAAGGTGGACTAGATGAAGAGTTAATGGTTAAGTCAAATGAGGATCTTAAAGATACTGAATTGAAAACAGGAGCGGCTGAATCAGAATCATCATCGGGACCAATAGGAACAATAAAAGAGATTATAAAAGATATCTTAGAATTCTTTGGTGTTAAAACGAATAATTCTGGTAAACAAGATGGTTTAGTTAGCGGTAAAGAAGCACAAGCTACCGGTAAGGATATTGAAAAGATTAAAAATGGTGGTAGTGGTGGAGCTGATGACGGATCGATTACAACAGCCGCTAGTAAGAACAACGCTACTATTAAAAACCCAATAATAACAGACTGGAAGACTGATCAAAGATATCAATCACTAGGTGATGAAGCTAAAACGTTCTATAGTGGATTCAGTCATTATGCTGCTCAAGAAGGAATAGGCATTATGATTCCTTGGATGGGTGGTAACAGAATGTTACAGAACCAAAAAGATTTATACGCTAAAGGTAGAAGTAAACCCGGTAAGAAGGTGACTTGGACACTAAATTCATTCCACATAGGTGGTAGAGCTATAGATATCATTTCTAACAAAGGCTTTAAAGACACTAAGACTAATCATAAGATATCAGTAATGATGAGAGAGTTTGCTAAAGCCAATCCTGAAATGGGTGCTAGATTCTTGAACCCTAAGAAAGATCCTAACCATATTGAATTCCCTAAAGCTAAGAAGATTAAAAGCTTTAACGTAGAGGAAAAGATTAAAGGTACTAAGGAAACTAAAGGACTAGATGAGGCGACGCAAGAGAAATACGGTAACGCTATAGCAGCAGAACCAGTTGTTAATCAAGTATCGCAAGGAACACCTACAGGTGGAATCGCTTTAGTTAATGAAAAGAAAACAGACAAGAAGGGTAGTAATAAAGTAGGAGACGGTGCTATATTATCTGTACCTAAAGACGATAGACTAAAAGGTGCTCACTTTGAAAGTGCTTCTGATGAGAAAATAAAAGAAGCTAAAAAAGATACCAAGATAAAAGATGGTAACAAATATGCTTTAACTAAAGGCAATACTAAAGATACGATAACTAACATAATAAAAGGTTTACCTATAGATGATAAAGCTAAATCTATGATAGCTATGTTACCTAAAGATAAATTATCAGGAGTTATAGGTGGTTTAAATATAAATGACTCTGTAGGTAAGTTATTCGAAGGATTATCAACAATAGCTCCTAAACTGAAAGGATTAGGTGAAGGAAGTCCGGATCTAAATAAAACAATAGGTAGTTTATTAAGTGGAGAAGGTGTTACATCTAGTACGTTAACAGTCAAGTCTTCTGTTAGAAAATCAGGTGGTGTAGTAACCCCAGATATGTTAACAGCGTTCTATGATAAGAAGAAAGGTTCTACCAATGGTATATCTGATATCATATCTAAGATAGTTCCAACATCTAATAAGTCAGGTACAGGAGGAATATCAGATATATTAGGTAGTATAACAGGTGGTATAAAAGATACTATAGGTGGTATTACTAAAGGTATATCAGATATAAACATTCCTAAACCTACGTCTATAACAGATAAGCTAATTAATAAACCTACAGCTAGTAGTGTTGTACCAGCTACAACCTCAACTACTACTCCAACTGTACAGTCTATTATTAGTCCTACGAGACCAACAGCTGTAATACCTGTAGAGAAACAAAATACAGATATTTATAGTAAGGACAGATTAGGTAAATTATCTAGTATCGATGATACGTTGAAGAAGTCTCTAGAATTACATAAAGAAACTTTAGCAGCTTTAAAGGTAATGGCTAGAACTAACGCAGATAAAGGATCTATTGGAGCAAGTGTAGCAGAACCAATAACTAGTAACGTCCCAAAAGACAGAAAGAAAAAAGTGGTTGTAGAAAGGGAACCGCTCGTACAGTTAGAAAGAAAAACAGTTAAAAGTGGATAAATAGCTAGTGGGATTACCCACTAGCTATTTAGTTCTTTTGCATAGTATTCGTATTAGATATAACAATATTATGTATGGTTGTTTATCCACTACATTTAATTTTGTATATTTTAATACAGAATCATTATTACTTATACTACTCATGTATTTGTCGTGTAGTGCAGAATTATCTAGAATCAATCTCTTATACTCACGTAAGTCAATTCTATTAAATGCTATATATGTAAATATATCATTAAACTCTGACAGCACCTTAGCATATTCTTCAGATATTATAGCGTTCTTTATTTCTGAATATCCTTCTTCTGTAAAGATACCCGAAGGTATCATTTTACTTTCGTAGAATTTCAACACGTCTTCTAAATATAAGAATTTATTATCACTAGTGTTTGCATCCAGATAATCATTTATACACGCTCTAAATTTTTCTATCATAAGTCACCTACCTCATCTATCTCTTCATTGTTAACTATTTCCATAGCACTAAAGTCATCTACTACTCTACCGTTAAGACAGATATCTAAATAATCTACTTTACGTTTTATACGTGGATATGGAGCTATCCTATTAGTAATCTCATTAAACTCAGCAAATACATTTATCTTAGCTTTAGGTGTAGGATATTTTTTAGGTAGGTTATATAAACTACCTAAATATAAATCCGTACCAACAATCTTTCTAGTATTAGAAGGGAATGTATTATTAGGTTCTTTAACTACACCTTTACCTCTTTCTTGTAGTTCTAGTATACCTGTTATCTTACTAAACATACTATCTGTAGTAGAATCAATAGGAGTTACACATATATTCATAGCACCACTTTTAGTAATACCGAATATAGTTTTACTACTAAGTCGTCTCGTCATTAACTTATTTATATTCTGTATAGTTAACTGTTTATTCTTAGACATGTTATTAATATCTCTAATCATTGTGTTAACGCCATATATAAAGTTAAACATTAGATAGTATAGAATGTCTATATATCTATTATAGATATTATTAGTATACTCTTTACCTTTTAAAAGGTATTCTGAATACTTATCTATCATGTGTACTAACAAGTCATAATAATCGTTTACATAAATATCACTCTCTTCTAGTTTCTCTTGTACGATAGAGTCTAGATAAGATTCTATTAGAGTGTACTTATCCATGATTAAGTCATACCCTCTACTAGGAATATAAAAGTCTTTATATGCAATTCTACCTATTATAACTCTCCATTCAGATAACTCTATATCTAAACCAGCATGTAACGATTCTGCAATGTTAGCTGCTGTTTTAGGTAATACATCGAATGTATATATAATAGTACCTGCCATTTTCTCAGCTAGTAAAGAGTTCTGTTTCTTAGGTATACAAATATGAACATCATGTGGTACGTAATCTATATCCTTAAGACTCTTAGGTTTTATCTTATTCGATTGATAAATATCGTGAGTCTCTTTTAATTTAATAGCCTCTTCATGACTTAATGTGAATATAGGTTCTACATTACAATACTTCTTAAAGGATTCTTTAAAACCATACTTACCAATTATAAACAACGTAACGGGCGTAACCACTTTACCTAATAGGTTTTGTTTCTTTTCATCCAGACTAGCAATACCGTCTGAATACACAATTTCAGCAATCACACTGTTACCATTCTTAATAATGTTTCTAGTGGTGTTTCTAAAGAATTGTTTGGTTTTTAATAGTCTCACAAATACTTCGTTATTAGATGGACTAATTACAGTATCCGTTAAGACGGGAACAATGGCGTATTTGGTACCGGATATTTCCATTATACCAGCATCTCTAACAAACGGCATATATAGATACTTTCTAGGTATCTTTTCACCGTCATACTCGAAGAAGTACTCGTATAATAATACATCACTACCAGATAGATCGTGGTTAGGTTTATTTCTTTTTAACTGGTACTCTTCCTTAGGGGAAAGTTTTCTATATCCGTGATATGTGAATCTCGGATTAACAGACTTCATAGCAGAAATAATAACCTTATCTAAATACGCGGGTGCTTTAGGTACTTCTTTGGTTGCAAAACCATCTATCATTGTTTGGTTTGCTTGTGGTTGTTCTTTAAACAACTTTTCTAAAACAGAATTCATCAACGCTCCTTTTATTTTTTATACACTGAATATTATACTCTAAACTTTTTTAGAAGAATAATTTCCAAACAACGCCGATGACAGTAACAATTCCTGCTACGATTCCACCTATCATTTTCCAAATACTACCAGTGTTATCATACTTAGCTTTTCTTTCACTACTAACTGCTTTCACTTCTTCTACACGTTTCTTTAATTCTGCTAACTCCTTATCTTGTTTAGCTTTTTCTATCTCAGATTCTTTTTCTTGTTGTAATCTAGCAGCTTCTAATCCAGCTTTCTCTCTCTCGAATTCCATTTTCTCCTTCTCGAACGCTTTCTTTAATTGTTCTATTTCTAACTTGATAGTAGATTCTTTATCTTTATTAGAAATACTTTTACTCTTCATCTCTAATTCTTGAATTTTCAACTGTAGTTCACTATCACCATTAGCAGCAGCGTCTTCTCTATTCTCGTAAATACTCAAACTAGTTAAGTCCTCTAATTCAAATGTTTCTACTATATCAACACCACTAACACAGTTTGTTATAATAACTCCATCCTGATGTTTGTTATCATTCTTTACAGGTATAGGTTGTATCTTACCTAATATTTTAGAGTAGTATACTTTAGTAGGGTTTTTGCTATTGTGTATCATGATACTAACACCACTGTTCACTTTGTCTATGTTTAGTTTCTCAGGATACGGTGTAACGTGATCGTTTAGAGATAGCATTATATTATAATCATCTATCATTATATGGTTATCATCATTAAATTCTGCTCTATCTATGTACTTATAGTTTCTAATAGTATTACAGGTGTTAAGGTATTCTCTTAGACTAATATCGTAATCATCCATACTACCGTTAAGTTCATCTATGGTATCTAGCATAACACCTTTATGTTCAGCGTTAGTCATTTTAGTTATTACACTATCTAAACCATTATCTACTCTATCGTATCTATGTAGAAACTCTTTAGAATTCCTCATATGCAGTCTAATTATTTCTAATGACGCGTTATCCATAGGTAGATAGTTATGTTTCTCCATAATGTAAACACCTCTATCATTACTATCGATATCCATAAATCTTATTGGTGATACATAACCAGAACTGTATTTAGCATAGATAACTATTCTTGGATCTATATTATGAAACATAGTTACAGAGAAATCAGCTTTATCAGATTCTCCTGGGTAAATACTATTTCTTCCTACTGTCTTTCTGAAGATAACTTTGTTATCCACCTCGTTTGTGTTTTCTAAATTGGGTTTAAGCGATATTACTCTCATTACTTTAAGTCCTTTAATTTTATTTCTCTAGTCGAGTGAATTCTTGTTTCGTTATTATAGTATTTTAACTCCACTGTTATTCTAATACTTACCGCGTGTATTACATACTTTAATAAATGTATGAACACTTTGAATGACATATTGTCTAAGTTAGATTTACTCTTTAACGAGTGAACGGTCACCTTTTCATTTTTGTTTGCCGACTTATTTAATACATCTTCAAACTCTTTACCTATTTTAAGATCAGCGATTATGTTTCTAAATAGTTCAGCTAACACAGATCCTTCCGCACTGGAATTAACAGGTTCTTCTATCTTGTTTCTTACAGCCATTATAACCTCCTTTTCAATTAGTTATTTATTTAACATTTAGCTATTATGTTATATAAAGCCATTTATATAATATGTGTATAAAAACAAGTAGAGATACAATCTAGGAAAACTCCTAGATTGTATGTTTTATATATTTATAAAAGTTTTTTATTTCTACTATGTACGGTGATAACCTAAGAACATTAAATGAGTTACCTCTAGATAATTTATCTCTATTTATTTTATTATAGTAATTTAATATTATTTTTGAATTACGTATTATGTCCTTTATAAGAGAATCTAAATCATCTATTACAAAGTTATTTTCATCCACTACCCACATGATTATTTTATAACTGCATAAGTTATTAGCATTAATGTCTTTAACGGTCAATAATTTCTCTCTATTTAGTATTTGTTTTACTATACTCTCTAATTCATTATTAAACCTCACTATGTTACAAGAACTAGATTTAATGTTGAATACCTCTAAAAGATTACTGCTATAATCTACCTTTTTCTTAAAAAAATTAAACATCACTTTTCCTTTTATAATCACAGTAATAGAATTTAGTGAATAAAATTTTTATTAAGGATAATGAAATGAATAGAGAAGAACAAAGAAACGATAGCTTCTATACTAGTGAAGAGAGTAAAATTCTAAACAAGACTATGGACATTAGAATGAAGATAGTTGATAGTATGGTAGAAGATGGTGTGCCTATAAAAACTAATGAAATAAGAGTTTTAAAAGAAGTAATAGAATCTATAGATAATAAGACAACAGAAAATGCTAAACTAAGATTAAAACATGATGAAAATATCACAGCTGGCAATAACGCCGAGTTAGCAGCGGAAATGTTGAAACAAATAGCTAGTAGAAAAGTAGAAGATGTATATATTCCTAGAAATATGGAATTACCATCTAACGTAAAAGAACCAACTATCGTAACTGGTGAATTAGAAATTAATCCTCCAACTCTTACATTAGATGATATTAATGATTAAGGATAAAGAATGTTTAATACTACAAAAACTATATATAGCGTAATGCTAGACACAGCTAGTCTACTAGGTAAGCAACACACAGTTTTAACAAATACTACTCTTAATGAGAAGTTCCAAGTTAATACTGTTAGTACAGAAAATAAAAATCCACAATTAAAATATTATTGTTTAGGATTAGAATACGAAGCTCTAGTGCAAGGCACCACTATGAATATAGACACAATAAGACATCGACCGACAGATGGTGCTCTATTTAGACACATACCATTCATAGCTAGACCCCTAGATCAAGACTTAACAAATGTAGAAAAAGATAGATATAGATTAAGAGTGACTAGATTTATAAATGGTATAGAATACGTATTTTATTTTTTGAAACTTATAGATGACGTAGCCGCCAATAGTAAACTATTATATGTCACCAGCGACTCAGGAGAAACTTTCTTAAGTCTATTCTCAACGGAAGTAGATCATATTTTAACACCGGTTATGGAAGAACGTGATAGAGTAAACGATACACTAATAGACTATATAGCATATAGTCAACACGCTACTATAACCATTACAGACGTGGAACTAAATGAAATATATAATGCTTGTAATTTATATTACGGTGGTCCTATGAATGTAGTATTGGGTGAACTAGGTCTTGTATCGGCTAATGAGGTAGATATGCCTGATGGCTATAAAGAAGTGGCTAATGCACAAATGGGATACTTCTTAAGAGTAGAACATATACTTACTGATATAAACCTAGAAAATAAGTTTAAGAAAACTATCGAGTTAGGTGGGATGAGTCCTATGGTATTTAGGACATATGATGCTTAAGTTAATAGGAATAGATCCAGGTACCAACTATATCGGGGTCTCTATATTAACTATACAGTCTAAAGACCTTACTATAACCAATATAGAAACGGTGGCTCTAGATGTATCTAAAATAAATAACATATGTTTTGTTAATAAGAATTTAATGTATAGGTTAGCTGTGCTAACAGAACTTATTTATAACGTAATGAAATTTCATAATCCAGCAGCAGTGGGTATGGAGAGTCCTTTTATAAACTCACTAAGGCCCGCTAGTGTTGTTCCTCTAAGTCAATCTGTACAAGCTATAGAGTATGGAATATATAACTTTAGAGATAGTATGCCTGTAGGTAAGTATCCACCGTCAACTGTTAAAAACGCAGTAGGTGCTAAAGGTGGTGCTGATAAGATAGAGATATTGGACGCTTTATTAACTATAGATGAACTTAAACTAAATGTTAATTTTAACCGAATAACAGATCATGAAGTAGATGCTACAGCTATAGCTTATGCATTACTACAAGACGTAAGAAATAATCCACTGATACTATTTTAATATTTAGATACTCATATGAGTATCTAAATATATGTTTAATCATTATGATCTAGTTACAGGTGCTCCATCGTTACCCTTACTGCCAGCTAATCCAGTTAAGTCACCGACTGTATCTTTAACTCTTCCTTTTGTTGTTACATCGCCATCTAAATCACTAGTGCCTTTTGTATGTAGGTTACCAGTTATGGTTACATTACCATCTAATGTTATCTCTGGTGAATGTATAGTTACAGAACTATTATGATTAGTTTCTAACGTTCCATTCTTAGCATCGTGTCTTAAATAATTACCATTACTATCTTTAACCTCTAATACACCTGTATCTGTTTTTAATAATATGTCAAAAGCAGCAGCTTCTTCATCATTATTACTTGTATGCAAATGTATTTTCTTATCTTTAGTAGATATAGTGGTATGATAACTATTTTCATGGTCTAATGTAACACCATGTTCTTCTGTATTACCGTATAAGTGTACTACTGATTCTTTTCTTCTTAAATCAGTTTCTCCTCTCATCATAGACCAGAACCATCTATCAGCATCACCCATTCTATATAGGATAACTGTCTCACCTTTCATAACGTCAGGAGCTGTCACTCTGTTACTACCACCAACGTTTAACCAATCAGCTTTTAAAGTAACTTTTCTCTCAGCACCACCAGCTAACATAGAAAGACCACTAGAAACAACACCCATTACTCCACCTTCTTCCTCCTCGTCTTCAGATATCACACCTTCATATTCACTAAGGTGTTCTGTAGGAAATACTAAAATAGTATTTTCACCTACTTTTTTATCATTGGCTACGATACCAATAGAATCCATCTTAAAATAACTCATAATAATCCTTTTTATATAATCAATAAATATTTAGTAACATATTTTTTAATACACGTATATTAATGAAATCAGAAAGGACTAACATGAAAATTACAAAATTAATTCTACATAAATATACTAGGTTTTCTTTAAACAATATAACAACTATAACATATACACCCAAATCTAAAATACAACTTATTGCAGGTACCAATGGATGTGGTAAATCTTCTTTATTATACGAACTGTCCCCATTACCAGGAAATATAAAACAAGATTTCCTAGAAAATGGATTTAAAGAGATACATATAGAACACCATAATAACTCTTATGTATTAAGAAGCGGTGTTATTAGTCCATTGAAACATAACTTCATTATGAATGGAGAAGAACTTAATGTGGGTGGTACTAAAAAAGTACAATTAGTTTTATGTAAACAACACTTTAATATAACTCCAGAGATACATGAGTTATTAATAGGAGTCAGGAACTTCACTACTATGTCCATAACCGACCGTAAACGATGGTTGTCGGACCTTTCTACTATAGACTATACATATCCTATAGCTGTCTATAATAAGCTTAAATCTAGACATAGAGATATAGTAGGTGGATTAAAGATTTTAGATACAAAAATATCTTCTTTAGAAACTAATGTATTAGATAGAGCTACTTTAGAAAATTATGTACAAGAGTTTAACCATATAAATGATTTTATATATAAACTAATATCTAAAAAACATAATATAAATATAGAAGAGAAGAATAACGACATGGAGATGTTGAACACTTTAATAAGTACAACTACTAGATACTTGGATAAAGTTGATAAACGAATAGATATAGCTTCTAAAAATGAATTAGAGTTAACTCTAAACACAACAGAGTATAAGATAAAAGAACTTTTAGAATCCATAGAAACAGTTACGGAGTTAGATGATGGTACGGACGCTAATGAATTGAATAATGAGATACAAGAACTAAAAACCCATAGAGATTCTATAACTGTAAATAAAGAATATGAAATAAGTAATATAGATAATGTCTTATACTATTTTAATACTAACTATATGACATACGTAGGACACTTAAATAACCTATCAAAATACTCTATGGTAAACATAAGTATAGATAAAATAAATAAGTCTAGAGAAGTTAGATCTTCGTTACGTCTTAAAATAGATTCTTTAGAACATACTCTTTCTAGATTAGGTTCTGAATATAAAATGTTAGAACTAAATAAGAATAAAGAATTAATGGAGTGTAGAAGTTGCGGTAATAGTTGGAAGGTTGGGTTTGATAAGAAGAGATATAAAGAAATAACAGAAGAGATAGAAGTAAAAAATAAACAACATAAAGATTATGTAGATAAGTTAAACATAGAAGTAGAATACCTAAAAGAGATAGAAGAGTGTCAGAACACTATTAATGCATTTACTACGTTCTTAAAGTCTAATAACACTATAGAGATACTAGTGAACGATATAATTAGTAAGAATAATTTAATAGTAAATAGAGATACTAATATAATAATAGATAAACTACAAGAACTTAGAAACGATCTAATAAAGTTATCAGACATTAATAAAACAAATCATAAGATAGAAGTTATTTCTGATAAGTTAAAGATGGTATTAATGAATAATGATAAACTAAGATCTCTTAACATAGAATCTAAAAAGACTTTAGAGGATAGATTAAATAGTTTATACATACAGAGGTCGTCTATAAAAGATAAGATAAAATTCATAGATGATCAAATATCAGTAATAAAAAAGATAGAAGATAATCATAACGCGATTAGTGGCTTATTATCTAAGATGAAGACTAATGTAAAAGCGTCTTTAAATAGAAACGATAATAACTACTATGATAATCTTATAGGTCATTTTAAGAAGTTATCTCATGATTTAGAAGTACAGATTAATGATGCTAGATTTAGTAATAAAAATATAGAATCTTTAAAGATAGAATATAGAGATCTATTAAAAACTAAAGAAGCGTTAGAGATAGGATTAAAAACGCTATCGCCTACAGAAGGGTTAATAGCTAAATCAATATTATCTTTCTTAGGTGCATTTACTAATAATATTAATAATATAATACGTAGAATATGGACTTACAAAATGGAATTAATGCCTCCTCTATTAGGAGACGATAATGACTTAGATTATAAGTTTATAATAAACGTAGAAGATATTAACTTTATAAAGGATATATCTAAAACATCTTCCGGTATGGGAGAAGTTATAAACTTAGCTAATAGAATAGTTGTGATGCATTTATTAGACTTAAACGACTATCCGTTATATCTAGATGAGTATGGTAGTAGATTCGATCCTAAACATAAAGACAAAGCTCATATGATAGCTAAAGAACTTAGTGATAGCTATTCACAAGTATTTATGATAAGTCATTCGCAAGAGATATATAGTTTATATCCTAATTCAGAGTTAATAATAATTAGTCCTGATAACTTATTCATGTCAGACATTAAAGATTACAATTTAGCATTAGAAATAAAATAAAAAACAATTCATGTCCACTAGCAAATATTTGCTAGTGGAATGTGTATAGACTGTTTTCTAAAAAGGAGGTGAGGCGTTATAAGTTCTGCTTAATAGATAACTATTTTTTAACCAACTATTTTTATCCATAGATAACAACGCCTCATAATAATAATATGTATATAAGTATCATTCGAGATACATTAATTAAAAGTCTTCTGGTGCTTCATCAGGATTATCATTTCCTTCTTCTGTAGTTCCATCTCCTGAACCACTTTCGCTTTCACCACTTCCTGACCCACTCTCTTCTGTGTTATCATCGGCAGGAGTTTCTTCTTCACCATTATCTACAGGTATCTCTTCCTCTTCTTCCTCGGATTCATATTTATCAAATATTTTACTAATTAGTTTCTTAACTTTCTTACTATCTTTTAGTACAGGTTTTAAGCCTAGAATAATGTCTTTAATATATTGTTCATATTCTTCCATTAAACTAAATTCTATTTTACCTTCTTCATCGAATGTAACTAATTCGTTTAGTTCTGGTAAGTAGTTATTGTTTCTCATCCATTTTCTTAATAAAGTATGGTATACCATATTTCTAAATTCTGATACTTTACCACCTAGTTCTACAGCTAACTCTTCGGTAATAGCTTCATCGCCTAGCACAGACTCTATAGCGTCTTCTAGTTTATCTTTATAATTAGAGAACGCTTCTTGTAAGCTATCTTCAGAAGTAGCTTCTACAGTAGGTAAAGATATCTTTAGGTTTTCACTAGTATCTCTTAGGATATATTTTATGATTAACTCATCGTTTAACTCGACATCAGTGACCTTCTTCAAGTCTTTCTTAATATCTGGTAGTTGTTGTTTAACAATGTCTTTAATCTTATCGAATAAAACACCATCATTTTTAATTATGATTTTAACATGGTTAGTTAAACCCATATTTAATGTATTCTGTCTCTTTTGAATCCTTCTAGCGAATAATGCGTTGTTTGTTATTTGCACAGCAGCAAAATCTATATCAACACCAGCTTCTACCATTTCAGGAGTAATACCTAACGTCATTAATATTCTATTACGTATATCTTCTTCTAATCCTTCATCTGGTTCTTGGATAGATCTATTCACATCACTAATATCGATTTTTATGTTAGGTAAATCAGGATGATTGAATTCGTAAAAATATCCAACTTTATGCACCCATTGAGTAAGGTCGTGAATATTCAATATACCAACAGGTAATTCTAACTGTTTATTCTTTAACGTTTCAGCGATCACTCTTTCTTTTGTTCTAGCTGGATCAGGATCTTTATCATCTAAGTCCACTGTCATTTTTACAGTTGGTATACTGTTCTTAATAGTAGACATCATTTTACCAAACATCAAAATAGCTCTTATACTAGATAGAACACTAATCTTTTCTAACAAAGACATACCTGTACCATTTGCTCTATATTCAAAAGCATAGAACTGAACCAACTCAGCAGGTATAAATAAAAGTCTAGTTTTCTGATTCTTTAATATTCTCAACATCATTACACGGTATACATGGTTAACCATCGTAACATCTGCTATGTCTTTTAAATCATCACTAGTATCTATGATATTTTTAATTCTTCTATCAATTACATCGTTATAGATTTCATCAGCGTTTTGTAACATAGGTACTTTGTTTATTCTTTTATTAAGCTCTCTATTAGTTTTACTAAGTATGGTATTCTTATATAAATCAACCACATCACTATCTGAACTAGCAAACCAATCACTACCAGCTGTAAGTGGAGATCCATTCTTATCTAGCATAACAAAGTAACCTAAGTGATTAGATGGATCACCTATTACGTGTACGGGTATAACCGATTCTGTAGGTAACTTCATAACCAATGGAAGAGATTCTTTTGCTAATAATGCTTCATCCTGAGTGTCTATATTAATTATAGGTCTATTTAAATCAGCTTTTAATTTCCTAAAGGCTACTTCTATAGCCACTTCTTCATTTTGGTCAGGAACATCTTCTTCTAAACCCACAGTTAGTTTTTTTAGTATGTTCTTTTTTATACCATCTCTATATGTTTTAGGAGCATTTAATATTTTAGTATTATCTGTTACAGTTATTAAACTGTTCACATCTATAGCATCTTCTAAAAGACCTACTGTAGATTTAAACTTACCAACTTCTTTTTTAGGTAATGTCTTAATCTTATTACTATTAAAGACGCCACTATTAGACATATACCCGTCTACGTAATTTTCTATTCCTACGGTAGTTCCTTCATTAGTTAACTTAGTTAAGAACGAACTAGGTATAATAGCTTCTATATAAGAACCTTTCGTAAACAAACTCTCTCTTACTATTGTTTCTAGATTATCTTTTAATTTATAAAATTTATTAACGTGCTCTTCTACAGTAGTTAGTATTTGATGACTAGTCGAGATAGATAAGAAACTATCTTCTAGCGAATAGTTTAAGGCACTAGATAATAAATCTTTAGGAGATATTATCGATGATGTTATGATATCAATAGTTAAATTTATATCAGGAAATAATTCCAATACAGATTCATTGTTTGTTATGGATGTTATTGAATTATTACTTATATTGTTTAAATTAGCTTCGTCTAAACTAATACTGGTCGCTGATTTTTTCTCAGGACTTTCTTTTTGTGATACCAATTTATTATTGACAGAATCTAAAAAAATAGATGGGGGTGTTATGTCTTTACTCATGATTAACTCCTAAATTAAATTAAGGAACTTAAATGCTTTTTACAGAACCATATACTAGAGATGTTTTAAATCTTACAAAATCAATAGTTGTATATTTACATTCAGAGTCCGTTTCAGTAAATATAGAGTTACAAAATATTTACGGGACTAGCTACCGTTTTATCGCAGAGGATATAACAACTTGGAAACATTATTTGAACATGACAGGAGAAAAACATCAAATAGATACACAACTACTTCCTGATGGTATACAAGTTTATGTTACGGAACTAATGGGATACAGAGATCTGAATAAGCAATTATTAGAAGATTATCCAGTTACTAGAGAAATACTAAAAAGAATGGGTGATGAGTATGATGAGTTATTAGATAAATATCCTGACTTTGAGACATTAATCAGAGGTATAGTGTACCCTGTAGATATGTCTGTGTTAGTGAAAGCCAAAGACGGAGATATACTAGCTTATAATCATAAATTAGTAGAAAAACAAGAGCATACATTAATAGCAGAAGTACAGAAAGAAGTAAAAAGATACCTTTTAAGATGGCATATAGCTGAATACACCATAACAGATGAATATTACATACCATCTTTAATAGCGGGAATGACTAGTAGTATATTATTAAAAATTAATAATCATAGAATGAGTAAGCAAGGAACTGAAGAGATACATTCTGTACTTATGAATGAATTCTTTAAATCGCACTTATCTCTACAAAGAGATGTAGAAATTTTATCAGAAGATATAAAACTATGGTTATATAAGAATTTAAGATACATAATAAACCACGTTGGTAAGGATAGTACTTTAGATCTTTTAGTTAAAGAAGTATTTAGAAAATCTGGCTTATACGTCAAAGAAGCTGTTATAAGAAATAGACTACCTATAGAATTTAATCAAACTAATTTATCTAAACCCTCATATTCTAAAAATACGGATAACATATTTTACGCGGAAAACGGAGATTCGTGCAATATAACTTCTAGTATAACTAATGATTTAATATTATTTAAAGAAATAGATGAAGTTACGTACGATACAAAAACATTGATTATAAACGATGAGCGATATAGAAGAAAATTGACAAACGATGTAGCAACACCTATTAATACATTAGAAAGAACCAAAGTTATAACTATAGAATATGAAAATGCGTATAACGTTTTTCCAGCAAACGTACCAGAAATCACTCTTGAAAATTGGTTCCATATGGGTATGGTGTTAAATCAAAATAGATATGAGACATTTGTAGACCCTAATACTAAAATAACATATTATCTTAGAGAAACAGATGCTATTAAATTAGTTTTAAAACATCTGCTTATTTTAATTAATAAAGAAGAACTTTTATTAACTAATTTAACATTATCAAATATACCTAATCATGTATATAGTACAGATAACTTAATCACTGATTTACCGGACGTTGTAGAGACCGTAAATGCATTGTTGGATGAAATGGTTATATACGACGGAACAAATACAGAAGAAGTCATAGATTCTATTATAAAATTTTATAATCTTTTATGGGTATATGCTAACGACGAAGATAACCCGGTAATACGATCGGATATAGAATTAATATATGAAAGAATAAGAGAACCCGTAGTTGTTAGTTTATCGAATACACCTAAATCTATTTTAGAAATAACTGAAAATATTCCGTTTAACTACACAACAAACTATGACTATAGATTATCGGTTATAGAAATGACAAGAGTGTTTACAGGGATAAATATAGATAAGTCTATGGAAATAGATAATATATTAAGCAAGTTTAGAAACATCATAGATAAACTTACGTCGTATACTACACAAACATTAGATGAGAATTTATACGCATCTGTTAGTGCAGCTAGTGACGACATAGGTGTACTGAGAGACGCTAATATAATGACACCTATTGATTCTAGATTCTATTGTTTAGAATTACTGGATTTAACAGTGAATGTACAAGCTGATGACGCTAAAGATAAAATTTATGTAAGTAATATGAATATATCTAAAGCTAATCTATCAGGACCACTACAACCAAGAATGGATTTAGATATTGTTAATGAAGAACTCGTTGAGTTTAAAGTTATGTCTAATATGGTACTGCTAACAGATCCCGATGCTGAACAACATGCTAACGATTTACCACACGCATTACCGCATCAATTTTAATAAAGGATATTACATACAGCTCAGCTGTATGTAATATTATAATTTTAAGTCTAAGTGCATAGCTTTGAAATAAGCGTGCATAGTTTTTGTAGATCTACTACCGCCAGCATATTTCTTTATATCTTCTATAGATACTTCTCCATATTTATCTATCAATGCATTCATAGCATTAGTAGCCTGACTATCACCAGATCTCGCCATCATTAATTCAGACATAGCACTAGTATAATCTTTACCTAAGAATATGTTTAACTCTTTACTAGTTATCTTAGCACTCTTAGAAGCGTTAGCAACTTGACCAGTCAAGAAGTTTCTACTCTTTAAATGTTCAGCATAACTTATTTTCTTAACCATATGTTGTGCCAGTCTCTTAACTGGAGTATATAATATTAGAGACTTAACTGTCGATAGAGTGGATATATTTGTATTAGGTATTTTAATAGTAGTTCTTTGGAATGGTTCGTAACCTAAATTTTTACATAACTTAAGATTCTTTTCTGTGTCTATAGAAAAACTACCACCGTTAGGTATTATAACAGAGATAGTTATTTTCTTATCTCTTAAATCTTCCATAAACTTATGAAACTCTTTGTTATTCATAGACTTAAATAAGTCTATGTATAGTTTTTCATTATCAGAACCACTAGAAGCTTTTACTATTTTTAAAATCTTATCTTCTACCTTTTTTCTGTTCTTTATCATAACAAACCTTTATTTATAGTCTAACTAATAATATATCATCCAATGCTTGATTACTAATATATTTAGTTTTATACGTAGCTTTAGCTATTCTACTAGTTAAGTATGAAGAGTGTTTAAAACCAGCTCCGAATAAATTCTCCGTAGAACCTAAACTAATCAATTCTATAGTTTCCATAAAACCACCTTCTATATATCTATCGCCTAGCATTATACCACCATTATTAACTTGCGGTTGACCGAACGAGTTATTCAATATTAATATATGTGTAGCTATTCCAGGTATGTCGTTAGGAACAGGTAAATTAGATTGTATATTCTTACTATATGTAATACAAGAAGTTTCATCACTATCTTCATTAGTTGTATTATGTTTAGTGTTACTAACGAATGCTTTACCAGCTATAGAGAATTTATTATTAGATAGATCAACACTAGAATCAGGATGTTCTACAAACCCGAGAGTATCAGGTATAATAATCATATCTTTAAATTTAGAATCGTAATAGATTACATCTACAGTTCCGTTGATAGATGAAGCTACATGCCCTACATAAATATATCTAGTTAAGTCATCAGGATCCACTAAAGCATTTTTTACATCAGCATCAGCTTTCTTAGGTGTAAATGTTTTCTTTACTCCTAGGTTATATTCTATAGTATCTACATCTTTAGAAATAGTAGTTACTGTTCCTTCTCCATCTAGTTGTGAAATAGCTAATGGTTTATAAATACTTTTAATCGCTATTTCTAGTTGTATATTTTTACTTATATCTTTATTAGCGTAATCATCTGCTAGTAGAGCTTTTCTTAATCGTGAATTCATAGTATTCCTTTTATTTTTATAATCAATTTAAACGTTCTTCAAAAATAGCTACTCAGTTAATTAAATAGACTATCCGATGTATGAGTCGCAAATATTAATATAAACGCTCAGGAGTCAACCTGATGCGTTTAAACTGGTATTAGTTAGTCTTTCTTCTCGAAGTGGCTCTTCCATTTAGCCTTAACTGTAACTTTATCTTTTTCTAGCCAATATGGATGGTATCCTTCTAGTCTCATCTTTAACAAATCTAATACAGAAAGAAATGGTAAATAATCTCCTCTGTATTGATCTATAGTCCACCAACCTCTAGTATTTAAAAGAGTATCCCAATCATAACCCATTTTAATTATATCAGTATATAACTCTAAAGGATCACAAAGAAATACACCTTTGTAATGTGACATATACTTTTCCATTTGTAAAAGTTGTGCTAATATTTCTACAGTTCTCTGTAGTTTATAATTTTTATCTAATTCATCTCTTATCTTTGTTCTAGATAATGATAACTCAGGCATTAAACATAAAGAGTAGTTTCTATCGTTACCTAAGAAACCATACTTACCATTTACTTTTATAAACTGGAAATAACTTAACGGCATTAAAATACCATCTACTTGAGAAACAACTAATTCCATAGTAGTTCCACTAGGTCCAGATTTAGATCTTAATAAAGTTAACTTAACAGTATTCAAATCAGTCTCTTGAGTATCCATACCCTTTCTAGGGTATTCTGGTAATTTAGTAGCTTGGTTCTTTAGCACAGATGCAGTATGTGCGTACCAGGCTGTTAATAGCAAATAGTTAAACTTACCTGTACTACCTTTTACTTTCATTTCTGATTTCATAAACTGTAGATCTTTCTCAGGTCTACTATATTTACTACCACCTATATCTTTATCTTGCCCGATGTGAGCCGTTATTAATAAGTTAGTATTAGATATTCTAGTTAATCTAGGTTGTTCACCCATGAATTTAGACTTAAACAAACCATCTCTTAAATAGTATGTAGCTGTATCATTATTATCTTTTTTAGACTTTGACAACATATCCATAGAAGCACTAGATTCAAATTCTGTAAAACTATCTATCTCTACAAAAGATGGATATTTGTTTTTATATACTTCTTTTGTATATGGATCTTTAAATGCTGTATATTCTATAGGTTTCTCTTTAGCTTTTTCATTTACCATTTCTCTATAACTAGTTAACCATTCATCAGATGAATAATCTGCTTTAGTAACGACAGACCAATCCGGATCGTCTCCATCTAGTATGTCGTCAGATAAGTTATTTGAAAACTGTGCCATTGTTTTTAGTCTAGCGTATTTAACATTCATTTCTGTATCGTATGTATGCATAGCCGGATTCTCTTGTGTCTTTACTCTGTCTGCTGCTGTTACCATCATGTAGTGGATAATAGTTGACTTGTACGAGTTACCTGGTCCTATTACTCCAGAAACAACATCTAATCCACCGTTTATAATAGATTCCCCTCTATTCCCAGTTATAAACATTCCAGTGGGTATATCGAATATACCTATGTTTATTAACACGTTTTCTATAGTGTTTCTCTTAAGTTTAATTTTAGCCATATCGCATTTCCTTTTCGATTTAAATACTTTTCAAATAATAACACATTGTATAAATTATATTATTTGAATTAAATTACTATATTAATAAAAGGTATAAAATGAAGTATTACACAGCTAGCATGGTAGAAAACACTGAATTATTAGATTTAGGTTTCAGTGATGAGATAGTAGGATTAGAGAATGGTTTATTTAGTAGTCTTAAGTTAAAGCTTAATGAAACTGCTTCAGAGATTTCGAACAAAATAAATACAAGAACACACGGATTTAGAGAGTTCCTATATGAAAGAGGAAGTTTAGCTAGTGTTAAAAAGATAACTGACTTTGACAGAAAAGCTAAAAAGATAATAGATACAAAAGAATATAGTGATATGTCTATGATACAGCTTCCAGCAGTACACGGATTAACTACGGATTTATATACACTAACAGAAAAGTTATCTCCGTATTTCACAAACTTAAAAAAGAACTCTATGAAAAATCTAGAAGAGATGGATGATGTAATATCTAACTTCATAGGCGATAAAGAATTTAGAAAGTCTTTTAAAGTATCTAAAACATCTTTCGAAGAGATAAATGAGAAGTTTAATATTAAACTAGATAAAGATTTAAAGTCTATGTTTAGTACTAAAGATAAATCAGAGTTTGTTTCTCTAGGTAAACTAGTTAGAAGTAACAATGAATTAAAAGGCACGTTAAAGAATATAATCTATATAAACGATAACTTTACAGATAAAGATCTTATTAAATTAAATAAGAAGATAGACTCTATACAGAAGAAAATAGAGATGTTAGTTAAGATGTTAAACATTGATGAAGTAGAAGCTAGTAAAGAAGCTATACAAGGTGTGGTTACAGCACTGTCTACAGTAGCTAACTATGTTAGTAGTGTATCTAACTTATATTATGTACACATGACAGCTATGGACGTAATGTTAAAAATAAAAGAAGTATATGAAAAATAACATAATAGATAGCATACGCTATCTATTATGATTTGGATATTTCCAACGGTATTTTATTACTGTATATATTAGACCACACCATACATTCTTTTAAAGCTTCTATATCTAATATAGAATATGTCTCTACTATGATACCACTAATTACATATATAGCTATTAAAACTTTAGGATTCTTTTTCTCTAACTTCTTAAGTAAGTTTCTATTAGGCATATCTAACCCAACTACTAACTTTAGTTTTATTAAATCCTTCACTCCGTTATTAGTCACATCATCTTCAGAAACAGATAATTTTATTTTATCTCCATCTGCTAACTCTTTCTTAATAGTACATTTACCTTCTAGATCAAATAACTTATCCGTTATGTCTATATAGTAAATAGGTTTATTGTCAGAGTTCTTTTGTACTAGATAATCTTTAAGTATCTTCTCCGTTAAATTAGCATTTTCTATACCATATCCAGCTAACCCAACAGGTTTAACTTCGTGAGCCACTTCTAAACCTATTATAGTAGATATAGATAAATAGTGCACGTTAGTTATATTAAATATGAAATCACCATATAGACTATGTAGAGATGTTACATTAGCGTTGTAAAGATTATCTAAGTTTATAGTACAAACTACTTCAGAATCACCTAAGTAATTTAAAAACATACTTTTTACTTTTGTTATTATGGGAATAGTTTCTGTTAATACAGAAGTAGAGTAAACCACATAATTAGTTCTTAACCCAACAGGATCATCTTTCTTATAGTTAGCTACTGTGTATTTAAGAGAATCTGATTTCTTATTAACAAATAACATATGTCTAGAATTTAGTAATAGATGTCTATCTTGTTTAGTCTTCCAGTAATACTGTATATCAGATACTTTATAGAATAGATCCATATTGTGTACTCTAGCTACTTCTATACCATTTAATGCTCTATATAGTCCTGCATTTGTTTCGTAGTCATATACTCTTTTATATTTGATTACAGTGTCTACATCTCTGACCTTCTTAAACTTATCTATTAATTCATCTTTCACAGCATAGTTTAATCTATTTTTATCTATATCATCTTTTAACAGTTTAATAAGTGATATATTATTAGTAGCTAGAAATAAGGTATCTATTTTAAATCTAGATAAATATCTAAACAATTCAAACGCTACTTCAAATAGAGCCATATCTCTATTAACATTCTTTATCCGTTTAAATCTATCTATGAATACCTCAGGTTCTATTAACTTATGTTTTATCTTATTTAAATCTACTACGTTTACATAACCTACATCCGTTATTTTTGTATTGTTAGGTCTTTTACTACTAGATATATTTATTTTATCATCTTTATAGTAATACCCGTGTGTCCCTACTATAAAATCTATATTATCACTTTGTATATCTACATATAACATTAAATTCTTTTTCATTTCAATTCCTTTACTAATATAATAATCACTATAAACCTTAGTCTACAATTTATATTGAATTAATAAAATATAAAAAAGGAATAACATGAGCAATATAGTACGTCCTAATATAAATACAGTAGGTAGTTTTAACGTAGCTAGTCCATATGATTCTATAGTAAATAACTTAGAAGAGTACAAAGTAGAGTCTATAAGAAGTTTACAAGAGATGATAGACGGTAATGAAAACCCTCTTGATACTGTTTATGTAGATGTAGGTAGAACAGAAGAAGATATGAAACATGACATACAGAATGGTGTCATGATAGTAGTAATGGTAGATTCTAGTGGTGGTTATGCTTACATACCTGAAACTAAATTCCTATCAGCACCAGACACTACTGGTATTAGATATCAAGAGAAAGTTTTAGGTATTAACTTAGGACTATTAGAGACATCTATGGATCTAACATCTTTAAAGTCTGATATCTTAGCTATGATTAGTGATAGAATAGGTATAGAAGCTAACGCACAAGAAGTAGAGAAATCTGCCATATTAAGAATACCTAAAGATAAACATAACTATATACAACAAAATAGAGAACTAGTAAAGAACATTAGACCTAGTTACTATTTTAAATATCTAGAATGTAGAGAACATAATAAGATACTAGCGGAAGAGAATAATAGATTATCATGCTTTGTGACTAGTAAACTATCCGCAGGTATGTCTAATCTAGCTAATAGAAATAGATATGCTATAAATACAGATAGCGAACTAATAAACTATAAAGTAAGATTAGCTACTAATATTAGACTAAACAATTGTAAAGGTGTAGAAGTATATTCTAATGTATTTGCTATACACGATTCATTAGCTAATACTATAAACTTAGTTAGATTTGATAGTAACTCTGTAGCAGTAGTTAAAACTAAGAGTATACCATCTTTCAATAAGGTAGCTATATATGTAGTTAATGGAATCTTAACAGTGGTAGGTGTTAAAGCAGATAGTATAGAAGTTATCACACTAGATGAAGATCTAATCACTGTAGACACAGGCACTATAAACTCTTTAAATAATCCTAACCTATATTCTCCTATACAAGGAAATAACGATTACTTAACAATAGGAATAGGAAACACTAACCAAGGTAAAGTATATAAACTAGATATTAGTACAACAGGTACTGTAGCTATTTCAAGCGAACCTATACAAGACTTTAGTACTAACGACACACCTTTATCAAATGGCGATGTATTTAATATACTAGAGATGACTACTACTGGTTTAATTATATTTGATACTTATATATACAAGTTTACTATATCAAATGGAGATTTTACAAAACTAAGCACACAATATTCTAATCCATTCGATATTAAAGCTGACTTTGTAATGTCCGTCACTGTTGGTAGATACGAAGTAGTAACTAAACTTAATAACACGGTGCAGCTTATTAGTATAGGTGATGATGCTATTATAGCTGGTGTCTATTCTGATACAACTTATCCAATGACAGATTTTGGTTATTGTGTTACACTAGATAGATCACTATTAATACTAACTAATAAACAAACCACAGACAGCATGGAAATAAAAAAATACATCTAACTACATAGAGCGATATATCGCTCTATGTATCAGTATATTCTAAGTAATGTATTATTTGTAACTAATGTAATGGTTTTCACCATATTATTAGCTTTCACAGTTATAATATATCTTTCTTGTAAATCATTCAGTTCTTTTGTTAGTCTTAGAAGATCTCTCATAGACTTAACTGATGAATCGTCTATATCATAGATATTACCAGGAATTAAATCCATAGCCTCTTTCCATGTTGACATAGACTTCGTATATATTAACCCTAACGCATTTGTATAATAAAACATTCCTATGTCTTTAGACTTTAAAGGATATTCTACTGTACTAATGCTTCCTACGTCGAGAGTGGTAACATCTAGTTTAACTTGTTTCTGAAACTTCTTTAAACTATCAGATATACCAGGACTAGTTTTAGATCTTTCTACTAGTTCTTTCCAGTCTTCTTTAAAGGATTCTATAGAGACTTCCTTTAATATAGAATTCAATAATGTAGTTAGTGTACCGTCTAGGGGTTCTATATCTTCTACAAATTCCCCATCTATGGCTAACTTCATTAAACCAGCTTTAATAAGTGCTGGATCATATGGAACGGCAAAACTCGTGTTTCTAGTTCCTATCATATGTACATTAGGTGTTTTTTCACCTATGTATACCATCAATCCTACGTTTATTACCTCTGATAAGTTATCACTCATTGGTACGTCTTTAATAAACATCTTTTCTCCTTCTTAAAATATATTCAGTTTGGCTATTTTCCCAGATAGCATCATATAGCACTTACCATTGGTAACTATGATAGCTAACCCACCTACTTTTCTACATATACGATTTATGGCATAGCACATAGAATTACTAGGTAATTTAACCACGTTAACACCTATGTCTTTTAGTTCTAATTCCACACCACCATAACTAGGTGTGTATATTAAAACAGGAACTAAGAATTTATGTTTATACGTATTAATAACTTCCGTTACTTCTAATGTATCTATTAGTACACGCATAGCTCTCTTATAGACAGCTAACTCTTCTCCGTATTCTGCTTGTAAACTTCCTGATAAATTAGGTTTTATCATTTCGTGTGCAGAATTAAAGTCCTCTTTAAAATTATCCATATAACTTCCCATAGCTGAGTTATATATGTTGGTTAGTATGCCACCAAATTCATCAGGTATGGATTCTGCTATTCTACCAGCATCTATTATTTTACCTAAACCATTCACTAAGCTAGATAGATAAGACGTGTCCAGTTTCTTTTCACTGTAGATAGTGAATTCTATATTAGCCATTCTCATAATAGGATTCTCTAAGTTTTTGTCTCTAACCATAGTAAACTTAACTATACTGCTTAGGTTAGTCTCTGATTTCTCTAAATCAGTTACCATCTTAGGTTCTAGACTAGTGTTCGTAAACTCTAATGATTTAAACTTACTACTAACTATAGACGATGTATCTATAGCTGTGTCTATTAAAGCAGGTGTATTATTAACATGTTCTGTATGAACAGTAATAGCTCCCGCAGCTTGCGGATTTATAAGCGGTTCTCGTGGTACTATCTCAGCATCCATAGCGATGTCATCATACTTACTAAACGATATTTGAGCATCGCGAAGTACAGGTGGTGCTGGTGGTGGAGCGTACATATTTAACGGCGGTTGATATACTGCCGGTTGTCCTACTGGCGGTGGTTGTATAGGCGGTGCCACCAGATTCATATTGTGTTGTGGTGGTGCTGGATACCGTCCCAATTCAGCATACTGACCAGGTTGATTATTGTTATACATATTCATCCTTCTTTTTAAATTGTCTATATAGACTAAGTGTATAATATGTAAATAAAAAATAGTTCACATACATGCATTAAATATAACGACGTAAAATAAAAGTTACCACACTGACGAATGCCAGTGTGATAGTATTTAATAAATTAAATATTTGCTTGTGGGATTTTTCTAGTAACTGTTTCGAAACCTGTTACTTCAAAGTCTCCAAGAATTGGAAGAAGGTTAATGAATTCAAAACACGGTTGGTTATAAAGTGCATTAACATCAGCTCCATCAATTGTTCTACGGATTTCAATCGTAGGTGTTGGGATAAATGCTCTAAGACCGAAGTTAAGAATATTTACACCAGCTTGACCAGTTGTAGGAAGAACCATCATTCTACCAGCAAATGCTTTAGAACCTGTAGAAACGATTTTAACGTTTACATTTTCTCCAAGATTTACACCTTCAGATCCACCTGTAAGGATAGATTTAATTTTTCTGTCAGTAGCGATAACGATTGTTGGTTTTTGTCCTGGTGCTACTTGAGTATTCTCAAATGCATCTAGGTAACCAGTTGCGTCCATCATTTCATTTACTGTATTAGAAATAGTGTTAACCAATGCAGCTTTAACGTTTTCTTTAAGGTCTTTTGAATTCAAAGAGTCTACGTGTAGTGCTAGATCAATAACTTTATCAGAGTAGTATGGATTAACTAAATCTTTAGCAGCTCCAGCCATTTCAGATAGAGTAAGGTCAGCACCATTAGCTACAGCGTTTCTTAGGAAACCAGCATATTTCAATAGTTTGTTAATACCAATTACAGAAGACATAGCTCTTGATTGGTTACCAAACGATTTAATTTTGTTAGCATCGTTATCAGTATCAGCTGTGTGAACTTTAGGCTTAAGAACAGAAATTGGAGTTCTATAACCAACAGAATATACAGTTGTAAGAGTTTCTGTAGAAAGAATATAACCAATTGATCTCAAGTTACTGTTAGTCATATATGCTTCTACAGTATATCCTTCGATTACCATTGCATCAATAACATCTTTAACAGCTTGGTATGTAGCAGAAGTTTCAGCAACAAGTCCACCAGTAGCATCTTTAATACTAACCAATTCTAGTTTAGCAGGAGATACAGAAATATCACCAATTTGTGTATTACCATTACCATAGATTACAGCTCTGATTTGAATCTTGTGATCAGGGATGTTAAGATCTGTAAGAACTTGTGAATCTGAACCATCAAGTTGTTTAGTGTTAGTAGTATCAATAGTGATAGCATCAGAGATAAAGTTAAGAACTACATCTTTGCTATGACCAGCAGCACTAGGAACCCATTTAGCAGCACCAAAACCAGATACATTAAATTTATGTACAGAAGTGTTGTTACCATCATCAAGTTTGTAGAATAGTTCTTCAAGAACAACTGTATCATCAAGAGCATCTGTGTTATTTCTAACACCTTCAGTAAGTTGAGCAGCAGTTTGAGAAATACCAATGATTGGTGCATCTACGTTTACTTTAATTGGAGCAGTTGTAATAACTTCACCAGTTACATCAGTTGGGTAGCTATAAGCATTAATTAGTACAGCACCATTTGTTGTGTTAGAAACAGGAACTAGTCTTGTTTTCTCACCAGCAAGTACAGAATCAGCATCAATAAGAGCTTTGATAAGTGGAATACTATTTCTTTTTAGTCTATCTGGCTTAGGGTTAGATCTAAGGAATTGTCCTTCGATTCTTTCAGACGTTACTGTTACTGTACAACCACTTGTACCAGGAGATAGTACTACTGTTGGATAGATAGCTTCCATAAATTGATCTTGTTTAGCCATAACCAAGTTTACACCAAATGAATATGGTTTATTACTAGCTACCATTTGACCGTCAAATGCTTCAGTAGCAACTACTTGCTCACCATATACATCAGACTCACCAAACAAACCAGCTTCAACAGCTACAGATGGACCATCAACAGTTACTGATCTAGCTTGACCAATTACACCGATAGGATCTTGATCTAGCATAAGACCATATTTAGCAGCTTCGATTTGACAATCTTCAAGACCCGCCACATCATTTAGTGCTTCTTCAGCAATTCCTGTTACTAGACCTGCAGACTCTTTTGTAAAGTCAGCTCCATAGTTAGCATCTTCAACACCAATAGCCATTTTAGCTACAGCCTCTGGTCCAGCAATCTCTGCTGCCGCAAGTCCTTTTTCTACGTCACTCATCATTTCAGAATATGTTTTCTTCATGTTTCAATCCTTTTGTTTTTAGTTTTTTTTTAATACATATATATTAAAACTACTTATGTAGATTTAAAAAGAATAGATTATCATCTATTATATAAAGTTTGCAAGAAGTAGTTAAGGGTTTTAGATTTATTTCTATCACCACCTAGTACCTTACTTTCTAAATTTAAAAAATTAGTGAATAACTCTAGTAACGCTGTAGACTTTCTTAACTTTAATAGTTTTAGGAATTTATCCGAGACTACTGCTATTAGGAAACTATTGTGAACAGAAACGTCAATTAAATCATCACTTAAATTAGATACGATCTCTAGAGGAGTTCTTTTATCTTTCATTATTGATTTGAAATCATAGTCGTTTGTATTAATGTTATTCATATAAATAGTTGGTTCTATTTTTCTACCAGACAACAAACCATCGATATTCTCTATACTTGCTATAGAATTGTTACATATATCATCACCATTATTCTTCAAGTTTATTAATACGTAACTTGTTAGTGCTACTACGTCTGCCATATCATTACTAGATACTTTAGCTATTACTTCTTTTAAATCGTTATCTTTACCATCTTCTATTGCTTCTGTTAAAGCATCTAAAGAAATCTCTTGTCCATCAAACGACTGTTTGACGTAATCAGGTATTACAAGTATTCTACTTATGTCCATGTTAATCCTTTATATATACATCAGTTACTATTTATATAGCAATAATGCTTTATTTTATTTTTATTCAGTTAAAAATATATTCATCAACTATCTTTAATGATAATTAAATAAAAAGGATTGTAAATATGAAAGCCTTAGACGCGTTATTAATAGCAATAAGATTACTATATATAGAAAAATCAATAGAAAAACATAACTCTTCTAACAGTGTAGAATTAGTAAATAACATAATAGAACTATTGAGTACTGAGAAGAGACCTTTAAGTGGTAACAGACAAGATATAATAAATAATTTAAAGGCTTATGTTAAAACGTTTGTAGATACTTATGATAAGGATGTATATGAACCTAACCTAATTAAACAATCATTACTCTTAATATTAGAGAATAAAGATTTGATTAATGAATTGATAGATGACTTAACAAGAGAGAGTAGTTTAGAAGATAAACAAAAAAGAATACTTAGATTAAGATCTATATTAAATAATTTCTACGGTGAAGATAAATTAAAGAAACTATTAAATAGATTACAATTTGAGATTAATAACAAGAGAAACTCAATAGGTGATATAAACAAATTTAGATTAAACGCATTAGCAGATTTAGAAACAGTTAGTTTGGGTAACGCTGAAAAAGATGTGAATGTTGTTACAGAGATAGATTTATCAGATATTAAAGAGTCTTCTGAAATCATCCATGAGTTACAAAATGAGGCTAATAGTGGGTTACTATTAAAAACTGGATTCCAGGCGTTGAACGCTGTGCTAGATGGTGGCGTTCGTAGAGGAGAGCTAATAACAATAACTTCTCAACAACATAAATATAAATCAGGTTTAGTTAGAAGTTTATTTATGCAAACCATGATGCATAATACACCTGAGTTAAAAGATATTAATAAGAAACCATTAATGGTATTTATAAGTTTTGAAGATAATGCTAGACTTGTATTAAAATTTATGTTTGAATACTTGATGTCTTGTGATGGTAAGACTACTACTATTAATGATATCTCTAGTGATGTAGCAGCTAGTTATATAAGAACTAGATTAGAAGAGAAAGGATGGAATGTTAAACTATTAGTAGTTAATCCATCTGGATGGGGTTATAAAGATATCTTTAATAAAATAGAAGAGTATGAGAGTAATGGTTATGAAGTATTTGGATTAGGTTTAGATTATTTATCATTAGTTCCTAAAATAGGATGTGTTTCAAATGGTGCAACTGGAGCAGATACTAGAGATTTATTTAGAAGAGTAGGTAACTACGGTAGAGCTAAAGATATTTACATAATGACTCCTCATCAGAGTAGTACTGCTGTAAAGATGTTGTTAAGAAATGACGTTAGAGATGACGAAGTAGTAAAAGAAGTATATGGTAAGGGTTACTTTGCAGATAGTGGTCAACTAGACCAAGAACAAGATGTAGGTATACTAGGACACATTTGTAAGAAAGATGATGGATATTACTTAACATTAGCAGTAGATAAACATAGAGGATTTGTTATAGATTTTGAGAAGGCATTCTTTAACTATAAATTCCCTAAATCAGGATTACCAATTCCGGGAGATGTAGATGGTGAAGATAAAGCAGTGAAAGATTTAAACAATACAGAAAGTGATAGTATGGACATATTCTAATATATAGACAGCAATCGCTGTCTATATATGTCTTAAAATTATTCTTCCTATCTGGTAAATGAATACACCAGCAGCACTACCTAGAATAGTAGCAAATATATCAAAAGAATCTATTTTCTTATGGTGAATAGTATCATAAATTTCTTTAAGTAAACCAGCTACAGCACCTATTAAAAATGGAATTATGCTAACTAGAAAAAAAGAACACACGAACGATATTATTAAACCTGCTACGAAATGACAACCTTTGTCTTTAAATGGTACCTTACCACAACTATACATATTAATCCTTATTAAGTTTATTTACTCAAGTAATAAAAAAAAAACAGGGAGTTACCTCACCTGTTTAATGTCTTTATTCCAGCTAGTTACAACTACATAGCAGTTGCTTTCTCTAGCAACTACCATATCGGCACCAAAGGTTTGGCCTTTGGCGTATTTCC